AACTCTCTGATAAAACTCTGATTCTGCTCAAGAACTTCTCTTCCATCAACCAATCCATTCTGTTTAAGGAAGGTAGTTCGCTCCGCACCATTTCGGTGATGAAGAACATTCTTGCAGAGGCAACAATTGAAGAAGAACTGCCCAAGGATTTTGGCATCTATGATCTGAACCAGTTTCTGAATGGTCTTAATCTTCACCAGAACGCTGAACTGGATTTCCAGAACGATGGTTATGTGGTTATCAAAGAAGGTCGGTCTCGTTCCAAGTATTTCTTTGCGGATCCGAATGTAATTGTTACTCCTCCTGATAAAACTATCTCTCTTCCTTCAGAAGATGTTTGTTTCATTCTTGATACCAAGGAACTTGATAAACTGCTTAAGGCTGCTGCTGTGTATCAACTGCCTGACTTGTCTGTGGTTGGTGAAGCAGGTGTTGTTAAACTGGTGGTGCGTGATAAGAAGAACGATACCTCCAACGATTTCTCTGTGGTTGTTGGCGAGACTGATGAAGTATTTACCTTTAACTTTAAGGTGGAGAATATTAAGATTATTCCTGGCAACTACGAGGTGGTAATCTCTTCTAAACTTTTGTCACGTTTTAAAAATACTGGGTTCGATGTGACCTATTATATTGCTCTGGAACCTGATTCGACTTTTGGATGAACATCTTCGTAACTTCTCCTTGGCCCGCTGAAAGTGCTATTTGCCTTCCCGATAAGCACGTTGTTAAGATGCCCCTGGAGTGCTGCCAAATGCTCTCCATCGTGGCATCTGAGAAATGGGGTAATGGGTATGGCAATCTTTATAAGACTGATAACACACCATATCGAACTGAGAAAGGTGCGTTTCGTAATCATCCCTGTACCAAATGGGCACTGGAAAGTATCCACAACGCTTACTGGTTGATCAAACACGGTCTCAACTTGTGCGATGAGTACACTCTGCGGTACAATAAGGTTCACGCCTGCTACAAGACCCTTGTAGATGCCTATTACCTGTTTCCTAAGGGTAAGATTACTGATGTAACTCCATTTGCTCGTGCGATGCCTGACGAGTACAAACTTGATACAAACATTGATACTTTTACTGCTTACAAGATGTATATCGCATCCAAACCTTGGGTTGCATCTAATTATCTTCGTATGCCTGAAAGGCGACCAAAATGGGTATAATGTATAGAACTAATAATAACGATAAGAATTTGTGGTCATTTGAAAAATGGCACCAACGTTTTTTTGAAAATGATGAGAGGGATATTATAAATGGAATAGAATTTAATCAATTTGGATATTCTTCGGTCAAAACTATTGACCCATCAAAGGATGAACTGATTCAAATTAGTTCATTATTTGATTACTTTATTTGTTCTCCCAACAATTTGTATTTTTGTGAGAAAAGACAAAGAGAGTATCCAATATGTTCAAAATCTAGAAAGTATGAAAATTTTGAGGAATTGGTGAAAGGTATACCTAGTTATAAAGAAAAGTATGAAAAATTGTTTTTGTATTCTGTTTTGATTATTGCTGAAACTAATGAGCACAAGATTCAATTTGCTGCTTTTCCTTATCCTGGTTATGATGTATATGATTATTTGGGAAATTAATTATGACAAGTGAATTCTTATTTTGTGAAAAGTACCGTCCCAAAGTTATTGAGGATTGTATTCTTCCTGATGATACTAAAAAAACCTTTAAGGAGTTTGTGGAGAAGGGAGAGATTCCAAATCTTCTTCTTGCTGGACCTCCTGGTATTGGTAAAACTACAATCGCAAAAGCATTATGTAATGAATTGGGGGCAGATTATTATGTCATCAACGGATCCGACGAAGGACGTTTCCTGGATACTGTACGAAACCAAGCGAAGAACTTTGCTTCGACCGTCTCACTTACGGGATCTTCTAAACACAAAGTCATCATCATCGATGAGGCTGATAACACAGGAAACGACGTACAACTCCTACTACGGGCGAATATTGAGGCATTTTATAACAACTGCCGATTCATCTTCACCTGCAACTACAAGAACAAAATCATTGAACCTCTGCACTCCCGATGTGCCGTCATCGACTTCACGATCAAAGGGAAACAAAAACAACAACTTGCAGGAGCATTCTTCAAGCGTCTCCAAACGATCTTGGATGCGGAAAAGGTTGAGTACGATCAAAAGGTTCTTGCAGAACTCGTTACAAAGCACTTCCCAGATTTTCGTAGGGTCCTCAATGAATGCCAGAGGTATTCTACAGGCGGAAAGATCGACGCAGGCATTCTTGCATCTTTCTCTGACATCTCTGTAAATGAACTCGTCAAGAACCTCAAAGAGAAGAATTTCCCAGAAGTACGCAAGTGGGTGGTCTCCAACCTGGACAACGATGCTAGCAGTCTACTTCGTAGGGTGTATGACGCCTGTTATGATTGCCTTTCACCCCAATCTATTCCTGCTGCCGTTCTTGTTATTGCTAAGTATCAATACCAATGTGCGTTCGTGGCTGATCAAGAAATTAACCTCCTAGCAGCACTAACTGAACTTATGTGTGAGTGTGAATTCAAATGACTTCTCAAAAATCTCTCAAAACTTGTCTTCGCTATCCGGGCGGCAAAAGTAGAGCAGTCGCCAAAATGGATCCCTACTTCCCAGATCTCCGCAACTATGATGAGTTCCGTGAACCATTCTTAGGTGGTGGTTCTGTGGCAATTCATATCACAAAGAAGTATCCTAACCTTAAGATTTGGGTGAATGATCTTTATGAACCTCTAGTAAACTTCTGGCAACAACTCCAGATGTTTGGTCCTGAACTCAAGGAACATTTGCTTCATTTTAAGAGTGTTTGCCCTGATCCAGAATCGGCACGGGGACTTTTTGACATTTCAAAAACCATCTTGGAGGATCCTGTAACTGGAAGTTTTGAACGTGCCGTAAGGTTTTATATTGTAAATAAGTGTTCTTTCAGTGGTTTGACTGCAAGTTCTTCTTTCTCTCCTCAGGCATCCAACTCAAACTTTAGTGTTCGTGGGATTGAGAAACTTCCCGAGTATTCTAAGTTGATTGAGAAGTGGCGTATTACTAACTACTCTTACGATTATTTGATGGATGGAGAACGTAGTGCTTTTATGTACCTCGATCCTCCTTATGACATTAAGGATAATCTCTATGGGAACAAAGGATCGATGCATAAAGAATTCGATCACGATAAGTTTGCTGCTGATTGCGATAATAACGATATGGATATGTTGGTGAGTTATAATTCTGACCAACTGGTAAAGGATAGATTTAAGAACTGGAACGCTGCTGAGTTTGATCTCACATACACTATGCGTTCTGTGGGTGAATATATGCGAGAGCAAAAACAACGTAAAGAACTGCTGCTGTTTAATTATGGAATTGAAGGACTGGTTAAACTCGATCAATCAAACGAAGATCAATCTAATTGATGAAGATCCATTGGTAAAAAAGGAATATACGCCTTATATTATTAATAAATGTCTTTCTGGAAATATTGATTGTATTATGTATGTCAATGAGATGAATATGAATTCTCATCTTGATAAAGATATGCAATATTCATTTTATCTAAATATTATAAGAAAAAGGAGAAGATTTTCTCCTTGGCTTCGTAAAGATGAAATTAAAGACTTAGAATATGTTAAGAGTTATTATGGTTATAGTAACGAAAAAGCATCTCAAGCACTGAAAATTTTATCTAAAGAGCAAATTACTTTTATTAAACAACGACTTGAAACTGGCGGAACAAAATGACTATTCAAACAATTGAACCTCAAGTAAATTGGTCTCAAGACCAGATGGTTGAAGTTATTCTTAACGAACCTGATGATTTTCTTAAAGTTCGTGAGACTCTAACTCGTATTGGAGTTGCTTCTAGAAAGGAGAAAAAACTCTACCAATCTTGCCATATTTTGCACAAACAAGGCAGATATTATATTGTTCATTTTAAAGAATTATTTGCTCTTGATGGAAAACATGCAAATCTGACAGTAAACGATGTTCAACGTCGTAATCGTATTGTTCGTTTGCTTGCTGATTGGGGACTCATTACTGTTGTAAAACCAGATTCTGTGACTGATATTGCACCCTTGAATCAAATTAAAGTTCTTTCTTATAAAGATAAGGGAGATTGGATTCTTGAGCAAAAGTATAATATTGGCAAAAAAGGAAAAGGTGTAGACCCCGAATAAATAAGTATGAGACCTTCGTGCGGTCTCTACGAAAGTCGGAACACCCTAAAAAGAGGTTCGGTTTTACCGTTCCTCTTTTTTTC